GGGGGGGGCTACCGGAATATTGGGTGCTATCCCTTTCAGGTGGTAAAGATTCCACCGCCCTTGGCCTTGAATGGCTGAAGCGCCACCAGCAAGACCCCAATACATACCCGTTGCATGAAGTCATTTATTGTGATGTAGGTATGGAGTTCCCCACAATGGTTGAGCATATCAACCGGCTTGAAAAAATCTTCACGAATGCCGGGATCAAGTTCACACGGTTGAAGGGTGAACAAACCTTTGAATTTCTGATGTATGACTACCAACCCAAGCGGAGCAATCCCGCTTTGAAAGATAAATCTGGTTGGAGTTGGCCGGGGCCAAAAGCCCGTTGGTGTACCAAGCACCTGAAAACCAGAGTGATCAACAAGTATTTGGACGCTTTGCGGAGCCAATACAACATGATCCAACTTATCGGCCTTGCCACTGACGAACAGGCCCGATTAAAGCGGGAACATAACCAGAACCCGGAACACCGCCACCCGCTGGCAGAATGGGGTTGGACTGAAGCGGATTGCCTGAAGTATTGCTATGAAGCCGGGTTTGATTGGGGCGGTCTGTATGAGATTTTCCACCGGGTTTCCTGTTGGTGTTGTCCCCTTCAGAGCCTTGATGAATTGCGAAAACTGCGAAAGCATTTCCCGGATTTATGGGCAAAGTTGTTGGATATGGAACACCGTACTTGGCGAACCTTCCGGGCTGATTATTCGGTTGATCAACTGGAAATCCGCTTTGCCTTTGAAGAAGAACGGCTGGCCGCTGGCCTTCCAATCAACCGAACCCGTGAATTTATGTCAGCACTTCGGAAACGGCTTGAAGAAGCCGGTTTCCCGCAAATTACAAATCCCAAAACTAATGATGCTTGGTTTTGGGATGACAACGATTAGGAGGTTATAAGCGTGAACACTACTTTTGCAGAGCGTTTGAAGAACGCAATGGAACAGGCTGATATGAGCCAAGCGGAACTTTCCCTTCAATCCGGGGCTTCCAAGGCCGCAATCAGTCAGTATCTTTCGGGGAAGAACACCCCCGGCCCGGAGCGGGTGAAGGCTTTGGCTGATGCCACCGGCACAACCTTTGATTTCCTGATGGGGTACGGCGGCGCACCGGCCAAGGATGCCCCGCCCCCGGTGAAGAAGATCAGCGTGAAGGAAGCGGCCCGGTGTATGGGCAAATCTGATCAGTTTGTCAGGATCGGCCTTCAGCGTGGCCTTCTGCCTTTCGGTAATGCTGTTCCCGGCACCGGGAACAACTGGAACTATTACATTAACCCCACCAAATTCAGGGAGTATGTGGGCGCTGAAGCGTTTAACAGCTTCTTTGGCTTGACTGCCTGACAGATTGGGGGGGGGAATAAGTGAAACCAGCGAAAAACGAGGTGGGCGGCGGTGTACGGTTGCCTAAATCGTTCTATGAACGCCCCCTTACCCCGAAAGAAGCCCAATTTGCCACAGATAACATCAATATTGTTTGGTGGTATTTAGACCAACAGGGCCTTGAACGGGCTGAATGGTTTGATGTGGTGATCTTCCGGTATCTGATCAGTGTAAAGCGGTGGTTTGCCCTTCCTGATCTTCAGAAAGTGAAGTTTGTCACTGTGGCCTGTAATGCTATGCGGTCGGCTATTGGAAATGAACGGCGCAAGAGAGCCAAAGAACCCCAAGCTGTCAGCCTGTATGAACCTATTCCCGGAACTGAAGATTTGTTGTTTATCGACACAATAGCGGCCCCGGAAATTCTGTAAGAAGGTGATGTAATGGAAATTAAATATAATGTTCAGGCCCCGCCCAAGAAAGCCTTCAACGGTGGAGCCAAAAGCGAGGAAGTCAAAGCCATTGAAGATTTTCTGACCAGCGGAAACGCAAAGAATATGTGCTTTGAGTATGGCACCGAGAAAGAAGCTAAAACCAAACTTTCCACGGTTTCTTCCCATAAGCGCAAGTGGAATGAGAAGAACCCCAAGAAGTATGACGCTTACCGGGTGGGCAACTGCATTTACATTGTTCGCCTGACTACAAAGAAAGGATGATAAAGATGTTGCAAATCGGAATGACCGTGAAGGTGCTTCCTGATGCGGAGTACGGCGGCAAATATACCGGGTGTGTTGGTGTAGTGAAGAACTACTATTCCAGCAAGAAAAAAGCCGGTGTGGAATTAGAAAAGGTTCAGAATGACGCAAGTTCCAAGGGCCTGTTTTGGTTTTCGGAAGATAAGCTGACCCCGGCCAATAATTTCTTGGCGAGTGTGGCGGAACTGGTGGACGGGATGAATTGCCGGTGCAGTTCTCGCCTTCACCGTGTCGGTGTTCCCCCTTTGAAGAAGGTTATCTTCAGCGGCCCCAAAACTATTGTGTTGTGGGGAGATGGCACCAAAACCATTGTTTCCTGTGGTGCTGGTGATACATACGACTACTACGCCGGGTTCTGCGCCGCTGTGGTGAAGAAGCTGTTTGGTTCTACCACCCATGCCAAGAAGGTTTTGGGTGAAGTGGTTCAGGTGCAATGATCACGCTATTCCAGCACCAGCAACAGGCCCTTGATCAGACAGAAGGCCACAACCGTTGCGCCTATTATCTTGATATGGGCCTTGGGAAAACCTTTGTTGGTTCAGAAAAAATGATGAAGCTGAATACCAGAATCAATCTTGTGGTTTGTCAGTGTTCAAAGGTTCAAGATTGGGTTGAACATTTTCAAGATCACTACACCCGGAACTGTGTGTTTGATCTGACCAACCCCAAAACCTTCAAATGGTTCTTTGAACAGGTTCAGTGTGAGGTTCCAACCCTGATGATCGGTGTGATCAATTATGAACTGACCTTCAGACGGAAGATTTTGAAAACCCTTTCCGGGTTCACACTGATGCTTGATGAAAGTTCCCTGATTCAGAATGAAACCGCCAAGCGGTCAAAGTTCATTCTTGAATTGAACCCTGAAAATGTGATCCTTCTTTCTGGTACACCCACGGGCGGCAAGTATGAAAAGCTGTGGAGCCAATGCCGCCTTTTGGGATGGAACATATCAAAGGAACTGTTCTGGAAGCAGTACATTGAAACGGAATGGGTTGAAGATGATGGGTTTTGGCGGAAGCGGATCACCGGATATAAGAATGTTGATCGGCTGAAAAATAAACTGGCTGAACATGGGGCTGTTTTCATGACCACTGATGATGCCGGGATTGACCTTCCTGAAAAGAACATGATCCAAGTGAAAACCCGGCCTTCCCCCCTTTATTGGCAGTTCTGGCGGGAACGGGTTGTAAGTATCAACAGCGAAACCCTTCAAAAGTTTGAATTGGATTCTGATTTTTGGGGTTCCAATGAAAGCTATGAACGGGAACTGATTGGAGATACCAGCCTAACCCGCCGCCTGTATACCCGTCAGCTTTGCGGCCTATATAATCCATACCGGTATGAAGCCTTCCGGGATTTGGTGAACAGTACGGAAGATCGGTTGATTGTGTTCTATAACTTCACGGAAGAAATGGAGCGCATGAAAAGGATTGTACAGGGTATGAACCGTCCGGTGTCTATCCTGTCCGGTGAAGTAAAAGATTTGGGAGCCTATAACTTCCATTCTAATTCTGTAACTTTCATTCAGTATCAGGCCGGTGCTATGGGTGGCAATTTCCAGAAGGCCAACAAGATCATTTATTTCAGCCTTCCCCAAGGTTGGGAATTGTGGGAGCAATCCCAAAAGAGAATTCACAGGATGGGGCAAAAACGCCCGTGCTTCTATTATCTGCTGATCTGCCCCGGCACGGTGGAAGAAGATATTTTGACCACCCTTCAGCAACGCAAAAATTATAATGATGAACTGTTCCGAAAGTATGAGGGGGAATGCCCAAATGGTTGATATGACTGGCAAGAGATTTGGAAAACTGGTGGTAGTTTCCAGAGCGAAAAGCCCAAATAAACAGGCCGCTTGGCTTTGCAAGTGTGACTGTGGTAATGAAACGGTTGTACTTGGCTGGAATTTAAGATCAGGCCATACGGTTTCATGCGGCTGTGTTCATAAAGAGGGATTGAAAAAGGGATTGCGATTATCTCACGGAATGGCTAATTCCCGGTTGTATGGCATTTGGGAAGATATGAAATCCCGATGCTATAACCCGAATACCCCACAATTCAAATATTGGGGGTGAGCGTGGAATTACCATTTGCCCTGAATGGTTGAATGATTTCCAAGCCTTCTATGATTGGGCTATGTCACATGGGTATTCCGATGAATTGAGCATTGATCGGATTGATGTGAATGGAAATTATGAGCCGGGGAATTGCAGATGGGCAACTGCTGAAGAACAAAATCAAAACAGACGAAAGAAGGCGTAATGCTATGAACTGTTCAGAAGATATGAAACGGCAACGCTATAAGGCCAAGAAAAGCCAATGGTTCCGCCGTATGTTTACCGTGGCCCTTTTGATGGGGGTTTTGATTGGTTTTCTGATGGTGAAAATTCCGGTCTGGCTGACCGCCCCGGAGCCTGAAACCAAAGCGGTTTTGTTTGGCACCTATACCGGACAAGCCTTGAAGGTTCAGAATGATGGAGCCATTGTTCAAGCTGGTGATTTTACCCCTTTGGATGTGCCAATGGATGAAAACCTTCAGGAATATACCTATTGGATGGCGGATGCCTATGATATTGACTTTGCTTTCCTGATGGGCCTGATCCGCAACGAAAGCAACTTCCAAGTGGATGTTATCAGCGGAACCAATGATTACGGCCTGATGCAGATCAACCAAAAGAACCATGAATGGTTGTCCAATGCTGTTGGTGTAACGGATTTCCTTGATCCTTACCAGAACATCCAAGCTGGCCTTTATATCCTTGGGAACCTGTTTGAAAAGTATGATGATCCCCACATGGTTCTGATGGCCTACAACATGGGTGAGGGCGGTGCTTCCAAACTGTGGGATCAGGGGATTTACCAAAGTAAGTATTCCAACCGTGTTTTGGAATATCAAGAAACCTACATAAAGGAGTTGAACGAACATGATCAAATGTGAAAATGCTTGTCCACTTGGGCGGTTTAATGCCTGTTGCCAATGTTGCCCGGAAAACAAAGGTTGCCCGGAAGCCTGTGAATATGAGCCGGGTTCCTGTGGGGAATCAGCTTTTGACGAGGAAAGCGGCCTTGTAGCTTTCCAGAAAACCCAGCTTGCCACCTTGAACGCCATTGCTTCCCTGACCGCCCACAAGAAGGCCATTGAGGAACAGGAAAAGGAAATGAAGGCTAAGTTGTATGAAGCAATGGTGAAGTTCGGGATCAAGAAATTTGAATCCGATGTGTTGAACCTGACCTTGGTTGCCCCCAGCAATTCCACCGCTATTGATTCTGCCAAGCTGAAGAAAAAATATCCCGCTATTGCGGCGGAATGCTCCAAACCTAATCCCAAGGCCGGTTATGTGAAGATCACCTTGAAGGGTGGTGGAGCCGATGCCAAGGGATGAATTTTGGGATGCCCTGAAGGAACACGCTCACCGGAACCACCAAGAACGGGTTGCCAAGAACCCTGACCGGATCGCTTTTGCTATCCAGCAGTTTGAAGCCCACGGAATTGAATACCAGTTGAAGAACCCGCAGACCGGCCACTTCCATTGTTGGCGGAAGTCTGATGATAAACTGTTTCAGTTTTATGCCGGAACCGGAAAAATTCAGGGCCTTCAGACCCGTGGAATTCACAACCTGATCAAGCTATTGGAGGGATAGGAGTTGCAAAAAAGACTTACCGTGAAGGAACTGAAGGCCGCTTTGGTTGATGTTCCTGATGAACTGGAAGTTCACTTTGGAAGTGATACGGAAGAAGCCTATGAAATTGTCATTGAAATGGCAAGGCGAGTAAAGTATGACCTTCCCGATGGGAAGCGATTCGAGGACACCGGGGAAACCGGCGTGGATTACTTTGAAATCTATGGAAATGCTGTTCAGGATGAGGATGATTTCTGATGGCCGGTGAAAAAAACTTTGAAAATCGCTTAAAGAAGTGGTTGGAAAGTGAAGGGATTTACCCCTTGGGTGAACCTGTTGACCGTATGAGCGCCCCGCCCTGTGGCTATTGGGAAAAGCGTTGGGGCGGCGGAAGGTATGTGAAAAGCGGCCTTCCTGATATGCGGATCACAATAAAGGGGATCGCCCTTGAAGTGGAGTTGAAAGCTACCGACGGAACCCCATCTGAACTTCAGAAGCGTAATATCAAGCAAATCAACAATTCCGCTTGTTTCGGCTTTATCCTTTACCCGGAAGGGTTTGAAGCCTTCAAAGCGATTGTGAAAGGGGTGAAAGAATGCGAGTTTCCCACAGCCGGGTTGAAGTCTTTGATAGATGCCCATACAAATACCGCTTGCGATATGTGGAAGGGCTGAACACTATCCCGAACACCGAACCGGATAATGCCTTGATCCTTGGCACCGCCCTTCACACAGGCATTGAAGAAGGGGTTGAAAAAGCCCTTGATTTCTACCAATCCAGCTTCCCAATCCTGACGGATGATCATGTGAATGAAATGATGAAGCTGGAAGCCATGATTCCCAAGGCCAAAGCAATGTTGCCACCGGGCGGAGCCTTTGAACTTCCCATTGGAAATGCTGATTTTGTCGGGTTCATGGATTATCTGTGGCCTTGTGGTTGGGATTCCAGAACCAATGAAACCTTGTTTGATCTGTATGACTTCAAGTATTCCAATAACGCCAAAAGCTATGCCGTTTCCGGTCAGCTTCACGAATATAAGTATTGGTATGAACTGACCCATCCCGGCCACCGGATCAGGAATATGTATTTCCTGATTGTTCCAAAGGTAAAAATCCGGCAGAAGAAAACAGAAACCCTTCAGCAGTTCCGGGGACGGTTGCAGGATGCCTTGAAAGACGCTGAACCTTCCATGATGCCGGTTCAGTATGATCCCCTGAAAGTTGTGGACTTCCTAACCAACACAAAGCACATGGTTGAAGCCACAGAATTTCCCAAGAACCCAAACCACTTTTGCGGGTGGTGTGAGTATGAAGAATATTGTATGAAAGGATGGGATTATATGCTACTCCCCAAGAATGAACGGCGTGATATGAACGCCACCAAAAAGAAGGTTGTGTGGATTTATGGCGCACCCTTCAGCGGCAAAACCTTTTTTGCAAACGCCTTCCCTGATCCTCTGATGCTGAACACGGATGGCAACATCAAGTTTGTGGATGCCCCCTATATTTCGATCCGGGACACTGTAACGGTAGAAGGGCGGCTGACCAAACGGCAGTTGGCATGGGAAGTCTTTGCTGATGCCGTGGCCGAATTGGAGAAGAAGCAGAACGATTTCAAAACCATTGTGGTTGATCTTCTGGAAGATACCTATGAAGCCTGTCGGGTGTATATCTGTGATCGTCAGGGCTGGAAACATGAATCTGATGATTCTTTCCGGGCATGGGATATGGTCACTTCCGAATTTCTGAACACCATTAAGCGGCTGGTCAATCTGGACTATGAGAACATTATCCTGATCAGCCATGAGGACAGAAGCCGGGATTTGACCCGCAAGAGCGGTGACAAAATCAGTTCTATTCGTCCTAACCTTCGGGAAAAGGTTGCCAACAAGGTTGCCGGTATGGTTGATCTTGTGGCCCGGATCGTGGCGGATGATAATGACCGGGTTCTTTCCTTCAAGGCTTCGGAAGTGATCTTTGGTGGTGGGCGGCTGACCGTTCATAACAAGGAAATCCCGCTGGATTATGATGCCTTCTGTGAAGTCTACGAGGAAGCCAACAGCAAGGCCGTAGGAGCCTTGAAGCGTGGCGGCAATACACCAGCTACCCCCGCCCCTGAAACGGCTGACAGCGGCGAACAGCGGCCCAGCAGACGGGGCAGAAAGCCCAAGGCAGAAGAAACCCCGGCCCCTGATCCTGAAGGGGTTGATGATGCTGAAAGGGCGGCGGCTGGTGATCCTGAAGGTACATGGACACCGGGCGGCGGTGAAACGGATGATTCCGCCCCTGTGGAACAGACGGAACCCGACACCATCAACCTTCCCAAATGCCCGGACGCTGAACGCATTTTTGCCCAACATGAGGAAAACCCGGAAATCCCCCTTTGCCCGTCTATTGATGCCGGCCATAGATGCCATAAGGAAGGCGGCCCCGATGGTTGCCCCCTGTGGGATCGTCCCAAGGCAGAGGAACCCACACCCAAGATGGATGTGAACCCACCCCGGCGCACTCGGAAGAAGCGTGAAGAATAATGAAAATTGATCCTTGTCCTTGCGTGATTAGCCTGAAGGATGGTTCAGTTTACACGCTATTTGAGTTCCGCCACTTCTTGGAGCTGGTGGAAGATTGCATGGGATATGATGCCGCAAAATGGCTGGAAACCCATGTGAAACAGGCGGAAAGGGCCGCTGATTATACTGACAGAAAAGTGAATTCTGATTTGATCGCCTATGAAAGTGATCTTGATAGTAACCGCAGAGCCTTTCAGGATATTCAGACGGAAGCCGCCGCTATTATGGAAGTCCTTCAAGGGAATCGGGTAAATCGTCAAAAAATAGCCCATTCCGTTAAAGAAATAGGTAAGATCATTTCCAATCAAATATAAGGAGGAAGCTAATATGAAAAGTGATGCTCTAAACCATTTCAAAGATGAAATGGAAAAGCGTGGCCTGTTCCGCAAGATTCAGGTGTGTGCCAACTTGATCCCCCCCCCGCCCGGTGCTGATGGTGAAGCTCTGATCGAACTTCATCGTTCCGCCGCCAAGATCGCCATTCGGAATTACGCTGAACATCATGAAGATTTTTGTGATGTGATGGCGGATGCGGCCCTTGATCATCTGCTGAACACCGTTCTTCCTGATGATCTATTCATTCCTGATGGTGGTTTTTCCCCTACGAAAGAAGAAGTTGACAACATGAACAGGGCCAAGGAAACGGCTGACAAAGCGGCCAAGGTGCTTGATACCCTGTTTTGTGGGTTGGCTGATCTTCTGAAAACCATTTAATAAATACATTTTTTGGAGGTAAAAAACTATGGCTATTGATTTTGACAAGATTGATCGTTCTGTTGATCTGAAGGGCCTTCAGGCTGATGTGGAGGATGCCAAGAAGAACGGCGGCGGTGATTTCCCCACCATTCCCGCTGGCAAGTATGAAGTGAAGCTGGAAAGCATGGAGATCAAAGGCACCAAGGCCGATCCTAACCGCCCCATGCTGGCCGTGTCCTTCAAAATCCTGTCCGGTGAGTTCAAGAACCAGCGCCTTTTCATGAACCGTGTCCTTTACGGCACCAAGAATGACAAGAACATGATTGCTTCCGCTATGGGCTTCCTTGATAAGCTGGATTCCGGGGTTCCGGTCAGCTTCACCAGCTACAAGCAGTTTGCCCAGCTTGTGCTTGACATTATGGAAGCCATTGACGGAAATTTGGAATATGCGGTGGATTACGATGATTCCCGTTTCAATTCCATCACTATTGATGAAGTTTTTGAGGTTGAAAACTAACTTTTTTCATACCTTGTTCGAGCACATATAGTATTCGAACCGCTTTGGAAGCAAAATGATAAAGCACTATTTGTGGGGCTTCGGCCCCACAGTGGCCCCAAGGTGAAGCCTTCCCGTGGCGGGGCTGTTATCACTGATTCACCAAAGAATATTTAGAAAGTGGGTGAAATGATGGTTTTTTATGACTTCGAGGTTTTCAAGTATGATTGGTTGGTGGTATTCATTGACCTGACCGAAAAGAAGGAAACGGTGATCATCAATAACCCTGAACAGTTACGAAATTTTTATGAGAGCCACAAGGGAACTATTTGGGCCGGGTACAACAGCCGGAACTATGACCAGTACATTTTGAAAGGCATTTTGTGTGGGTTCAACCCTAAAGATGTGAATGATTGGATCATTGTTGAAGATAAGCCCGGTTACAGATTTTCCAGTCTGTTCAGGAATTTCCCAGTGATCAACTATGATGTGATGCCCAATCCGCCCATCAGCCTGAAAACTTTGGAAGCCTTCATGGGGCATTCCATAAAAGAAACCAGCATTCCCTTCAACATTGACCGGCCATTGACTGAAGAAGAACTTCGGGAAACGGTTAAGTATTGCCGCCATGATGTGGAAGAAACCGTGGAAGTGTGGTTAAGGCGGAAGGAAGATGAATTTGATGCCCAAATGTCACTTGTGAAAGCCTTCCATTTACCGGCTTCGGATATTGGGCGCACAAAGGCCCAGCTTTCCGCCAAAATTCTTGGGGCCGTTTATCGGGATCACAATGACGAATTTGAACTTCAGCTTCCTGAAACCTTGCGGATTGAGAAATACACCGAGGTTCTGAACTGGTATAAGAACCCCTTGAACCGTGATTATTCCAAAACCCTTGAAATTGATATTGCGGGGGTTCCCCATGTTTTCGCATGGGGCGGCCTTCATGGGGCTATACCGCAATATTTCGGGGAAGGCAGTTTTATCAATGTTGATGTGGCTTCCTATTACCCATCCTTGATGTTGGTTTATAAGTGGCTTTCCCGCAATGTGGCTGACCCCGGCAAATATGCCGAAATCTATCATACCCGCCTGAAGCTGAAGGCAGAAAAGAACCCTATGCAACAGCCTTATAAAATTGTTCTGAACAGCACCTATGGCGCTATGAAGGATCGTCACAATGCCATGTATGATCCCCGACAAGCAAACAATGTGTGTGTTGGCGGTCAGCTTCTTCTTCTGGACTTGATTGAACGGTTGGAAGATCACTGTGACATCATCCAAAGCAACACGGATGGTATTTTGGTCAAACTTCGCCATGATGATGATTTTGAACTGATTGACGATATTTGTTGGGAATGGGAAAAAAGAACTGGAATGCGCTTGGAATTTGATGAATTTCAGCGGGTTTTCCAGAAAGATGTGAACAATTACCTGATTGTTCCCGCTGGCCCTCTATTGGATGAAAAGGGGAAGCCCCGCTGGAAGTGCAAGGGTGCGTATGTAAAAAAACTGTCTGATCTGGATTATGATCTTCCCATTGTCAACCGGGCTATTGTGAATTACTTCCTTCACGATATTCCCCCGGAACAAACCATCATGGAATGTTCTGATCTTCGGGATTTTCAAAAGGTGGTCAAGGTTTCAAGCAAATATAAATATGCCATTTATTCCCCAGTTATCACCCTTGAAAAGATCAGGGATGATAAGGGGCGCTTGAAAACTGTGAAACGGTTCAGCGGTGGAGAAGTTCAGACAGATAAAACTTTTCGGGTATTTGCTTCCACGGATCACAGCAAAGGCGGCATTTTTAAGGTTTCCGGGAAAATTGTAAAAGGCCGGGAGAAGAACCCGGAGCAGTTTGCAAATACCCCGGAACATTGCTTCATTGTCAATGGTGATGTGAACGGGGTTCCAATCCCGGATGAACTGGATAAAGCCTATTATATCAAAATGGCTTGGGATCGCCTGAAAGATTTTGGTATTGAACGGATTGGGGGGGGGGATGTAAACAATGCAACTGTTCCGGGGCTATGTGCCGACCAAGGATAAACAATGCCTTGAAAAGTTCAAAGGTAGAAAGCGGCTGAACACCTTTGAAGATGTTCAAGACCTTGATGAATATGCGGCAATTCTTGGGGATGAAACAATTCTGATTGATGTGGACGATGGGAAAACATCTGATCTGCTGTTTGAAATTGTCCAAGATTTGGATTTGAAATGCCGGGTATATGCCACCACACGGGGAAAGCATTTCTACTTCAAGAACCCTGAAGGGTTTGTTGAAAAAGGATGGACAAAACAGCTTTTGGCCGTGGGAATTGAAACGGATGCCAAGGTTGGGCGGAACAACAGCTATGCCATTATGCGCTTCAATGGGGTTGATCGGGAAATCATTCAGGATTGTCCAGAAGATGAAATTCAGGTTCTTCCCAAGTGGCTGACCCCTGTAAAAACCAACATGAAGTTCTTGGAAATGGAAGCCGGGGATGGACGGAACCAAAGCCTGTTCAACTATATTCTGACGCTTCAAAGCGAGGATTTCACAAAGGAAGAAGCCCGTGAAACCATCCGCATGATCAACCGTTACATTCTATCTGATCCGCTGTCAGATCGGGAATTGGAAACCATTCTTCGGGATGATGCCTTTCAGAAACCGGTGTTTTTCAAAGGTTCCACCTTCTTGTTTGATAAATTTGCAACCTATCTGAAGAACAACAACCATATTGTGAAAATCAATAACCAGCTTCACATTTACAAAGATGGAATTTATGTTCCCGGCCATGCGGAAATTGAATCCCAAATGATCAAGCACATTCCCCATTTGAAACGGGCCAACCGTTCTGAAGTTTTGGCCTATCTTGAAATTATGATTGAGGGAGAAGCCAAAACCACCAACCCCAATGTGATTGCCTTCAGCAATGGCCTTTATAACATCAAAGATGGTTCATTTAAGGATTTCACGCCTGAAATTGTGATCACTAATAAAATCCCGTGGCCTTATAACCCAGCCGCCCATTCTGATCTTCTGGATCACACTCTTAACCGATTGGCCTGTGATGATGCTGAAGTTCGGGCCTTGCTGGAAGAAATGGTGGGATATTGCCTTTACCGCCGCAATGAACTTGGAAAAGCCTTCATCCTGATTGGCGATAAGAGCAACGGCAAATCTACCTTTCTTCATGTGGTGAAGAATATGCTTGGAAATCAGAATATTGCTTCCCTTGACCTGAAGGAACTTGGGGACAGGTTCAAGACCGCTGAACTTTTCGGGAAGCTGGCAAACATCGGTGATGATATTGGGGATGAATTCATTGCCAATGCGTCAGTGTTCAAAAAGCTGGTTACAGGTGATCGGGTGAATGTGGAGCGTAAAGGACAAGACCCCTTTGAATTCAACAACTACGCAAAGTTCCTATTCAGCGCCAACAACATTCCCCGCATGAAGGACAAGACCGGAGCCGTTCAAAGGCGGTTGGTAATTGTTCCGTTTGATGCAAAGTTCAGCCCCAATGATCCTGATTTCCGCCCGTTTATTAAGGATGAACTGTGTGAACAGGAATCTATGGAATATCTGATTTTGTTGGGTTTGAACGCTTTGAAAACTGTTTTGAACAATGCCCGGTTTACCACTTCCAAGAGAGTTCAGGGGCAGTTGGATGAATATGAGCAGAACAACAACCCCATTATTGGCTTCATTCAGGAAGTGGGCCTTGATGGAATTGTAAATGAAGCCACCAACACCGTTTACCGGCGCTATAAGGAATACTGTATTGCAAACAACTTCCAAGCCCTTTCTGCTATTGAATTTTCAAGACAGATTTGCAAACGATGCGGATTTGTTACAGGTGCCAAATACATTAAGGGGCGAAAAACGAGGGTGTTTGTTGAAGAAAAGGATGATGAAGAATGAGCCACCAATATTCTAAATTCAAGAAGAAAAATATCCCTTATGCCAAAGTGGGGCGGCGGGTATTTATCAGCTTGTACAATGCAGAAACCTACTGTTCGGAACATGGACTTGATGTGAATTCCGCCATTGAATATAGCGAAAACACTGAACTGAAGAAGGAAATTCAGAAAATCGCCCAATATCAGAAGGTAATTCTTCGGGAAGTCATTGAACAACTGCAAAAGCGGTGTAACGCCTTACACGATGAAGCCGGGAAGCAGTCAGCTTCTTTGGAGCATTGCCATCCGTTGGATCATGGGTTTCTGGAAGAACAGCTTACCAAGACGATTGCCAAAAGCACCGCAACCCATGAGGCAAGGGAAATGGTGTGGAGCCTGTTAGAAGAATTAGAAAGGTTGACTGAATGGCATGATTAAAGATAGTGGAGAGCGCACCCAGTTTGATACCGGGGCGGTTCGGGATATGCACACCGGTAAAGGCCGTATGGATTTATTGCCGTGGGAAGCCCTTGTGGAAGTTTCCAAGCATTGTGAGGAAGGGGCGCTGAAGTATGGTGAACGGAACTGTGAAAAGGGTATTCCCATTCACAGCCTGATTGATTCGGCCTTCCGCCACCTTGCCAAGTACATGATGGGCATGAAGGATGAACCCCACCTTCGGGCGGCGGCTTGGAACATCCTGTTTGCCCTTTACATGGAGATCAAACACCCTGAACTTCAGGACATACCAACCAGAATTTCAACCCCGTGTGATGTATGCCCCAATAATCACCCGTTTCCGCCCCGTATAGCGGCACAAATCCATGATTATTATTGCAAGGGTTGTGAAAATAATCCTAATCGTTTGGAGGAACAGCAGAAATGAAAATTATCAATGCTGATGTGGAATTTATCACCCCGATTGATGGGGCCGCAATCCTAAAGCGCCTTGAACAGTGTGGGCGGGTTTGCTATAAGTCTGAAGCAAAGATCACTGATACCAGCGCCCCGGCTTTTGTGGCCGGTATCATCAAGCGGGGCCATGAAGCTGTTTTGGAACACTGTTCCTTCACGGTGAAGTTTATCTGTGATCGTGGCGTTTCCCATGAGATTGTACGCCACCGGCTGGCCGCATACTGTCAGGAATCCACCCGCTACTGCAATTACAGCAAGGATGGGTTTGGGAATGAAATCACGGTGATTGCCCCTTGTTTCTTCAATGATAGTCATTCAGATCAGGATAATGAAAATTACCTGAAATGGGAAGCCGCCATGAAGGATGCTGAAGCATGGTATATGGAATTGCTTCAGAATGGAGCCACCCCGCAGGAAGCCCGGTCAGTTCTGCCCAACAGCCTGAAAACGGAAGTGGTTATGACCGCTGACATTCGGGAGTGGCGGCACTTCCTGAAGTTGCGCTGTTCCCCCGCCGCACACCCGCAGATGCGGGAAGTGGCCCTGATCCTTCTGGACAAGGTTCATTCCCTGATCCCCGTTTGCTTTGATGATATTTGGGGTGAATACCATGAACAGGGCTGAACGGCGGAGAGCCAAGAAAGCGGGGTTTCCGGTTAAAAAAGAACCCGTGGTGAATATCAAAGCCGCTGATGTTCAGAAGATCAAACGGGATGCTTCCAAGGAAGCGGCGGACAAGGCTTTTCTTCTGATGTTGGGGTTGCCGGTGATGGTGCTTCATGATAAATTCGGTTTTGGGCCGGTTCGCTGTGAACGGTTCACGGATGCGGTTTTGGAACTGTATGATAGCTTTGAAAAAGGTTATGTGTCCCTTGAAGATATTCACCTGACCCTGAAGGAAGAAACCGGGATCACCATTGTTTCAGATGGGAGGTTGAAAGATCGTGGGAACTAAACCTTGGCAGAACAAAGAAGGGTATGCTGACCCTACGGCTTATGAAGGGCTGAAGCCTATCATTCGGGAAGAAGATGAACAGCAAAAGCGCCTGAACACCTTGATCTTCGTCCTGAAGTACATTATCCGTTTGGCCGGGTTTGAACTTCTGAACAGGATTGAACTGAAAGATAGGCGGAGCGGGAGGGAATACCGGTGAAGAAAACTTTCAAATGTTGCTGGAATTGCTCCAATGGATTTACTGCCGCTTGTCAGAGCCGGGAAGAAACTGAACGCTTTAGGGCAACAAAACGGTTTTGCTGTGCGTCTTACCCTGTTTCTTCCCATGCTGAAAATCCGTATAAAGAAAGATATTGCAAACAGTTTGAGATTCCTATGTTTGGAATTCAGTTCGGCCATGAAATCAGCAAATTGGAAGCCCAAAAGTTAAACACTATGACCGCCGCAGAACTGGTGCAGTATTGGAAAATTCAGACTTCTTGAAAATTAACTTTCAGGAAAACGCCCCACCAAAATACTTCAGGGGTTGTGGTTGGAGTAGTGAATGGATGTTGAAGGGGTGGAAACCCTTGATATATCTTGCTTTTTGGGAAAACCCTTCAACATTCAAGATGGTGCATATATTCAATTCAAATAAAAAGAAAAAAATATATAGTAAGAAAAAATCTATATAGTGAAGAATGCACTTTTAATCTTGAATGTTGAAGGAAATCCCGGAAACCTTGATGCTGTGTGCCTATGACCTCATTCAACATGATTTTAGAACGGATACGGAACAGATGTTTTTGATATATCTGTGACGCTGGAAACCTTTGAAAATAACGGGGTTTCTCGATTGTAGAACAGATGGAACAGATACTATATTACTTAAACTTAAAATATAAAAAAATATATAAGAAAGTAATATTAAGAGAGAATAGACAAAAGATGTGTTCTATCTGTTCTATGCCTTGAAAAGCCTTGATTTTTCAATGCTTTTTACCGGAACAGATGTGTGAAAGGATGTGTGATACATAGTGACTGATAAAGAACTTTCCCAACGGGCCAAAGATTATTTTGCCCAAATCCGAAAAACTGACCGCCTGATCCAGCGGTTGACAGATACAGTGAATACCCTTCGATCCGGGCTGACTTCCCAAAGCTATGAGCTGAAGCCCGACAAGGTTCAAACTTCCGGCGCAAAAGATACTTTAGGGGAAACGATTGTAAAAATCATGTCCCTTGAAGAAGATATAAATGCCCGAATTGATGAACTTGTTGATATGAAGAAGGATGCCTTTAATCGGATCGGCAATGTTTCAGACAAAGACCAGCAGAATATTTTGATTGCCCGGTATGTTGAAGGGGCCAAATGGGAAAGGATCGCCGTTGACCTTAACTTTTCAATCGCACAGGTTTACCGCATTCACGGGGCCGCTTTGCTTGATTTCGTAGAAAAAAACCCTGATATTCTGAAAGATGATAGTAAATGATAGTTCCACCTGTGCTATAATGTAATTATGAAATTGCGCCTACGGGAAACCGGGGCGCTTTTTCTATGCTAAAAAGAAAGGCGGTGATCTGTGATGGCGAAAGGCAAATATGAAGAATGGCTGACCGAGGACGGTTTGCTTCAGCTTGAAGCATGGGCGAGGAACGGCCTGACGGATCAACAGATTGCCGAAAATATCGGGATTTGTCGTGACACCTTGATTGAATGGAAAAAGAAGTTCCCCGACATTTCCGACACCCTAAAAAGGGGCAAAGCTATTGTTGACATTCAGGTTGAAAATGCTTTGCTGAAAAGGGCCTTGGGGTATACCTATGTTGAAACTACACGGGAACAGGTCATTGACTATGACCCAAACACTGGGGAAAAGACCGGTTCCCACATGGAGATCACAAAGACCGTGACCAAGGAAGTTCAGCCTGATACCACGGCACAAATCTTTTGGCTGAAGAACCGGAAGCCTGATGTTTGGCGTGATAAACGGGATGTGGGAGTTGAAGGAACCATTAACACCAACAATCCTATGGCGGGATTGACCACGGAAGAACTGAAGAAGTTGATTGCCCATGATTGATCCAGCAATTAAGCAAGCCGCCAAGTGTGAATTGGCAAGGCGTGAATTTTTCTATTATTGCAACGCCAAGGCCCCTGACTTCTACAAGGAAGATCGGGCTTTTTTGGTTGATTTCTGTGATCAGCTTCAGGATTTCTATTTTTCGGATGATGAAGTGTTGGTAATCAACCTTCCGCCCCGTCATGGGAAATCCAGAACAGTTGGTTGTTTTGTGGAATGGGTATTAGGTAAGAACCAGCGTGAAAAGATCATGACCGGTTCTTACAATGAAACGCTTTCCACCACTTTTTCAAAATCCGTCAGAAACACGATTTCTGAAGTGAAGGCCGATCAAAACAAGATAGTTTATAGTGACATTTTCCCCGGCGTTGAAATCAAGCGGGGTGATGGTGCTATGAATATGTGGAGCCTGACCAACGGATATAACAACTATTTGGCTACATCCCCCACGGGTACGGCCACCGGCTTTGGTGCAACTATCATGATCATTGATGATCTGATCAAATCAGCCCTTGAAGCCAATAACGCTGATACCCTTGAAAAACACTGGAATTGGTTCACTGATACCATGCTTTCCCGTCTGGAAGAAGGCGGCAAAATCATTATTGTTATGACCCGATGGCATAGCCTTGATTTGGCTGGTAGGATCATTGAACATTACACCAACATTGGTGCAAGGATCAGAACAGTGATTTATAAGGCGGTTCAGGCTGATGGTTCTATGCTTTGCCCGGAAATCCTTTCTAAACAAAGCTATGAGCGCAAAACCCAAACAATGGGCTTGGATATTGCTTCCGCAAACTATCAACAGGAACCCATTGATATTAAGGGCCGACTTTACACCAGCTTCAAGACCTATACCGAACTTCCCAAGGATGCCAATGGGAAATTGGTGTTCAGCAAAATTCAAAACTATACTGATACCGCCGATACCGGTGATGATTACCTTTGCAGTATCAACTATGGTGTGTATAACGGTGAAGCCTATATTCTGGATGTGCTTTATACCAAGGAAGGTATGGAGATTACAGAACCGGCAACTGCTAAAATGCTGTATGATGGCGGGGTAAACATTGCCGATATTGAGAGCAACAACGGTGGCCGGGGATTTAGCAGAAATGTTGAACGGGAACTTCGGGAACGGTATCATTCCAACCGCTGTATCATGCGGCCTTTCCACCAGTCTGAAAATAAGATTGCTCGTATTCTTTCAAACAGCACTTGGGTTATGAATCATATTTATTTCCCGGTGAACTGGAAAGACCGTTGGCCCGACTACTATGAAGCCATGAACCGTTATCAGAAGGAAGGCAAAAACGCCCATGACGATGCACCGGACGCAACCACCGGAATTGCTGAAAAGGTGGGCGGTGGCCCGGTGTTTAGCTTTGATTAACACGATAGTAACAAAAGGCCCTGAAAACCGTGTGTTTTCGGGGTTCTGTCTTTATTGAGCAATAGAAAGGGTGATTGAAGATGTTCTTGAATACTGAAACAGACCGGATCAATCGCCTGATCATTCAGGGCGGTAGAACTGGAATGACTGAACTTCAGTTCTTTGCCGCTGAAATCAAAGAATGGAAAGATAGTATCCGCCGCCGTGATCAGCTTACCGGGGATATGTATTACCTTGGCAAGCATGATATTTTGAACCGTCAACGCACCATTATTGGTGCTGATGGAAAACTTCAGGTGGTGAACAATCTTCCGAACAACCGGATTGTGAACAACCAATATGCTTTGATGGTGGATCAGAAAACCAACTACCTTGTGGGTAAGCCCTTCACCATGAACTGTGAGAACAAAGCCTATGTGGATTTGCTTTCCAAGGTGTTCAATCGGCGCTTCCAACGTCTGTTGAAGTATGTTTGTGAAGATGCCCTGAATGGTGGTATTGGCTGGATGTACCCCTATTATGATGATAAGGGCCGGTTGAACTTCAAACATTTCCCCGCTTATGATATTCTTCCATTTTGGGCGGATGATGATCACACAATCCTTGATTGTGCGATTCGTCTTTACTCCCAAGAAGTGTGGAATGGCTATCAAAAGGAAAAGGTGGAGAAAGTCGAAATTTTCAAGCCTGATGGTCTGTGGCGGTATATCTATCAAAATGATATGCTGATTCCTGATACCGATGCCGGGGAGCATGAGAACTATTTTGCTGTTGTTGACGGTGAAGGATCGGTTGAAGAATTCAACTGGACTGAAATCCCCTTGATCCCGTTCAAGTACAATAAGCAGGAACTTCCCCTGATCAACCGGGTAAAGACCATTCAGGACGGTATCAACACCATGCTTTCCGACTTTGAAAACAATATGCAAGAGGACGCACGGAACACCATTCTGATTCTGAAGAACTATGATGGTCAAGATTTGGGGGAGTTCCGCCACAACCTTTCTACTTTTGGCGCTGTGAAGGTTCGGAATGATGGTGGGGTTGAAACCCTTCAGATTGAAATTAACGCTGAAAATTATAAAAGCGTTTTGGAACTGATGAAAAAAGCCCTGATTGAAAACGCCCGTGGCTATGATGCCAAGGATGATCGTCTTTCCGGGAACCCCAATCAGATGAACATTCAATCCATGTATTCTGACATTGATTTGGATGCGAATGGCATGGAAACGGAATTTCAAGCGGCTTTTGAACAGTTGCTTTGGTTCATCAATCAAGATTTCAGCAACCGGGGTAAGGGTGATTTTGATGGTGAAGATATTCAGATCACCTTTGACCGGGATATTTTGATCAACGAATCTGAAGCCATTGATAATTGTTCTAAATCGGTTGGTATTCTGTCCACGGAAACCATTGTGGAACAGCACCCGTGGGTTACGGATGTTGAAGTGGAGCTGGCCCGGTTGCGTAAGGAAAAGGATGAAGCAATGGAACAGGCACAGGAATACGCCGGGGCCTTCCAGACCGGCAACCAGAACAAAGGTGACAATGGCGAGGGTGAATAACCCCCGCCGTTTCACAATATATGCCGGGGCAGACTTTGAGTGTGGCGGGGTGCTATTACTCCTACCCGCCAAAGGGTGAAATTCCCTTCCCCGGCCCATCATGGCCCGTTAGTCAAGTGGTTAAGACACCGCCCTTTCACGGCGGTAACGCCGGTTCGATCCCGGCACGGGCTACCATGCTTCCCTGTTGGACTTGGCTGAAAATGCTTGCGGGGCCTTCAGCCCTGATGGGGAAGTCTTATTTGCTGAAGTGGATGGAATAGGCAGACACGGCGGATTCAAAATCCGTTGCCGCAAGGCGTGTGGGTTCAAATCCCACCTTCAGCACCATTTTTCAGGATTGGAGGAACGGCCCATGAGAAATGCGAATTATTGGCGTGGGCGGTTTTCCATCTTGGAGGACAGCGCCCACAAAGAAGCCCAAAAGACCATTCGAGATATGGAAGAACTGTATCTGGATGCCCAGCGTTCTGTTCAGAAAGAAATTGAAAGCTGGTATGCCCGTTTTGCGGTGAACAACCAAATCAGCCTGACCGATGCCCGGAAATGGTTGACTGCTGGACAGCTTGAAGAATTTCATTGGAGCGTTGAACAGTATATCAAGATCGGTGAACAGGCCGGGTTGGATGCGGCATGGTTGAAGAAGCTGGAAAATGCGTCCGCCCGGTTCCACATTTCCCGCCTTGAAGCTGTCCAGACAGGTATTCAACAACAGCTTGAATTGCTATATGGCAATCAGGTTGATAGTCTGGATGCCCTGTTGAAGAAGGTTGTGGGCAATGGCTACACCCACACGGCCTTTGAGGTTCAGAAGGGTGTGGGCCTTGGTTGGGATATTACCGGGCTGGATCAGAAGAAACTTGAAACATTGCTTTCAAAGCCTTGGACAACGGACGGGCGAACCTTTAGTGACCGTATTTGGTTCAAGAAACAAGAACTGGTCGATAGCCTTCAAAAAGAATTGGTTCAGGGCCTTCTTCGTGGTGACAGCCCCCAAAAAATCACGGATGCCATTCAGAAGAAGTTCAAAGTTTCCCGGTATCAGGCCGCAAGGCTTGTAAATACGGAAACAAGCTATTTTAACGCCCTTGCCGCAAAAGAAACCTATAAGGAATTGGGCGTGAAGAATGTAGAGATTTTGGAAACGCTGGATTCCATCACCTGTGCGTTTTGTGCAAGTATGGATCGAAAAGTGGTTCCTATGTCAGAATTTCAACCGGGTGTTACCGTCCCCCCGTTTCATCCACATTGCCGAGGAACTACGGTTCCCGCCATTGATGAAAAATATATGGGTGAAAGAGCCGCAAGGGATCAGGATGGAAAAGTTTACTATGTTCCCGGTAATATGAGTTATTCCGAATGGAAGAAAACCTTTGTGGATAAGGGTTCCAAAAACAAGTTGACCCTTGCAACCATCGGGAGTATAATTAAAAATACAGTTTCGATGGTAAAAAGCGAGGGTTCCAATGTGCAGACGGTAGGCCGCATTGATATAGAAAAATACCGTTGCATTACGGACGAGATCGCCACCGATGAAGTGATTATCACCCCGGAACGGATTCAGCATATTGAAGAACGCCACCCCGGAGATTACGAACAGTTCGTTAAGTATGTTGCGGATATTCTGGAAAACCCGGATTACATCTTGGAAGCAAACAAGCCTAATACCGGTGTGATTCTGAAAGAAATTGAAGAAAATGGCGAAAAGTTCAAAGTGATTCTACGGGTAAAGGTAGAGAGTGACCCCGCTGAATATCGAAACTCCATCTTGTCCTTCTGGCAAATTGGTGAAACCACATGGAAGAAGAATGTGAAGAACAAGAAAATCCTTTACAAGCGGGAATAATACTGCTATACTTTAGATAGGATAAGAACGGGCTTTGAGGTGGAAAAAGCGTTCCCATACGCCACACGCCTTTTGGTAGTGGGCAAAAGAGATGCCGGGAGTGACGCTCCGGCCAAAGTCCAATCTTCAAGGGAACAGGTGAAAACCTGTTCCCTTCTTCTATGTGCTGAAAAAAATTGAAAAACCCTCTTGACTTTTCTGTTGCTACAATATATAATTGTTGTAGCAACAGAAAAGAAGGTGAATAAATGGTTGCTAAAAAAGGCCGTCCTGTTTCAGAGAACCCCAAAGATTATATGCTTCGGGTGAGGATGGATGAACAGACTTTGCAACAGCTTGATGAATGTTGTGAAGCTGAAAATCTTTCTCGATCTGAAGTAGTAAGGAAGGGGATTCAGGAACAGCATAGCAAACTAAAGAAATAGGGTGTCGGCTACCCGCTAAAGTACACCAACACCCTAAACCACCAGAGGTTTCCCAACTGGATAAATCCATTCTATCACAGTTGGGAACTTCTATCAAGTGAAAATTGATGGAGGTTTAACATGGAAAAATTGATCAAGAGCATTGAAGGCGTACACCCCGGTAAGTATGACCTTCGCAGGAATGAACTGGATGAACTCTATGACGCATATCATCACGACACTTTCAAGCTAATTGCCGTGGTGTTCAAGCTGGGCTTTGCCCGTGGACAGAAGGCGGTGAAGAAGGCATGAGTGAACTTCAAGTATTCACCAACCCTGAATTTGGACAGGTACGAACCCTGACCATTGAGGAAGAACCGTGGTTCGTGGGTAAGGATGTAGCGGTTGCCTTGGGATATTCCAATACCAAAGATGCCCTTCACCGTCATGTTGACCCGGAAGATAAAGGGGGGTCGCAAATCACGACCCCCTCTGGTGAACAGACCATGACCATCATCAACGAATCCGGCTTGTATGCTCTGATCTTCGGAAGCAAGCTGGAAAGCGCCAAGCGGTTCAAGCATTGGGTGACGCATGATGTTCTTCCCGCAATCCGCAAAACCGGAAGTTATTCCATCATCCCGAAAGCAAGAGCATTGACCACAGACGATTACATGAAGGCGGCACAACTGGCCGCTACCTGTCGGAATGAACGGCTTCCCTATGTGCTTGGATTTCTGGAACAGGCCGGGTTTAATATCCCGGAAGTGACCGCCACGCCCCCGGCCTTGGATGGGCCTGTGGATTGCACGGAGATTCAAAGACTGATGGATGAACGGGGCATTTCCGTAACGGAACTTTCCAAGCTGACGAACATTTGCAAAGCGTCTTTGAGTTATTACAAACGGGGCATTTACAAGCCGAACCGTGAACGCTATCGCATTATCATTGACGCATTAACTTAATTGATGATTTGACCACCCCGGCCTTCTGGCCGGTGGTGGTTTTTTCATACCATTTTCGCCGTTTCCCGGTGGTGGGCGGTAAACAGAACCGGGAAAATCGTGGTTCCTAACCCACGGTAAAAAAGGATTTTGGAGGTAACAACAATGACTAAAGAAAAGCTGTTGGAATGGGGCCTGACTGAAGAACAGGCCACAAAGGTTATGGAGGGCTTGAACGGTTCCTTCGTCACCAAGGCCCGGTTCAATGAGGTCAACACCGAACTGACCACCGCCAAGAACACCATCAAAGAGCGTGACACCCAGCTTGAAACGCTGAAGAAGGCTTCTGGTGACACCAAGGCCCTTCAGGATCAGATCACACAGCTTCAGGCCGATAACAAGAAGAAGGACACGGATCACGCCGCTGAACTGAAGAATCTGAAAATCAGCAATGCGGTTGAACTGGCCCTGACCGGCGCAAAGGCCAAGAACAACACCGCTGTTAAGGCGCTGTTGGTTGATTTCATCGGTAAGGCTGAATTGGCGGAGGATGGAACCGTCAAGGGCCTTGATGATGAAGTCAAGAAGCTGGTGGAAGGCAAGGACACGGCTTTTCTTTTTGAGAAGTCCACCGGCACCAAGTTCAAGGGGGCCAAATCCGCTGAAAAGGGTGATGGCGCTGAAGGCGGCATGACCCTTGAAAAGCTGAAGGCCATGAACCCCTTGGATCGCTACAACTATTCCGTCAACCATCCTGACGAATACAAAGAACTTTATGGAGGTAATGAGTAATGGCAAACACTTGCTACGATAACTTTTTCCTGTCCAACGAAATTGAAGATCAGTACCAGAGCCACCTTGATCTTCAGCAGTTTTGCACCGTGGACAACAACCTGACCGGCGTTGCTGGCATGGTTCGCAAGATTCACAAGTACAAGGCCACCGATGGCACCGAGAAGTTGACGATGGGCAACGGCAACACCAAGACCATTGAAGCTGGTTACACCGAGAAGGAATACCGGATTCAGATGGCACAGAACCGCTTCCAGTATTATGACGAGGAAGCCATGACCGATCCGATGGTCATTACCACCGGCACCCGTCACGCTGGTACGGATATGTTCAACACCGTGAACGCTGACATTTTCGGCGCTTTCAACGAGGCCACCATGACCATCGTGACCACCGCCCTTGGCTTTGATGCCTTTGTGGATGGTGCGGCCATGCTGAATCTGGAAAACCTTGAAGGTGTGACCATCTTCGGCTTCGTCAACCCCGCTGATATGGCGAAACTTCGTAAGGCCCTGAAGGACGATCTGAAGTATGTGGAAGCATACGCCAAGCAGGGCTATGTTGGCACCGTGGGCGGTATCAACATCTACACCAAGAAGAACGCCGAAACCGGCAAGGTGGTCATTGCCACCAAGGAAGCTGTTACCCTGTTCAACAAGAAGGGTACGGAAGTGGAACAGGAGCGTGAAGGCAACATCCGCCGCAACACGGTTTATTCCCGCAAGTATTACCTTGCGGCCATGACCAATGAAGCCAAGGCGGTGAAGATCATCACCGGTTCCGCCGCTGTCACCGCTGACACCACGGTTTCCAGCGACAAGACCTATTACGCCGCTTCCGGTATCGGCTATGTGAAGGTCACACCCGCTTCCAGTGACAACCCCAAGACCAAGGGTTGGTACGAAATCACGGCGGCGTAAGAAAGGCGGTGAACCCCGTTGCGTGATAAAGCGGTTGCAATGCTAACGGCCCTTGGCGTGGCGGGGGCCGCTGATGATCCGTTGTTGGATATGGTTTTGACCAATGTTCAATGGAGAGTCAAAAACCTTTCCAACCTTTCCGAAATCCCGGAGGGGTTGGAAAGTGTGGCCGTTTCTATGGCCGTGGGCGAATACCTGAACATGAAGAAGTGTTCTGGACAGCTTGAAGGGTTTGATCTGGATGCGGCGGCGGTGAAATCCATTCAGGAAGGTGACACCAACATTACCTTTGCCCTTGGTGAAGGTAGTTCAACCCCTGAACAGAGGTTGAACAGCCTGATTGATTATCTGATCAACGGGCGCATTGGTGAAATCTACCGTTATAGGCGGTTGGTATGGTAAATAAGGCCGTGCGAACCGCTTTGGAACGGTTGTGGAAGGATCGGTGTTCTATCTTCATCCGTGAGGAAGTCACCGATCCTGTCACCCACCTGACGGATTCTGAAGAAAAGCCGCTTCTTCAGGATCAGCCGTGCAAGCTGTCTTTTGAAACATTAACTTCAACCAATGGGGATGAAGTGGCAACCGCCCAACAGGTGGTGAAGCTGTTCCTTTCCCCGGATGTGAAGGTTCCCGCAGGATGCAAGATCATTGTCACCCGGCCAAACGATATGGAACGAACCTTCACCTATTCCCGTTCCGGTGAACCGGGTGTTTTCTCCAACCATCAAGAAATCATGCTTGAACCCTTCAGGGGGTGGGCCTGATGGGAAGATGGGGCCGGTGTGATTACCGGGAATTGAAGAAGCTGGATGAACGCCTTCAACAGCTTTCGGAAGTTGACATGGATCGGCTTTGCCGGGATGCCGC